AGGACTACTCACCCTCAAATGGTCAGAGCGACGATCGACCCGGGGAAGAAGATGCACGGGCCGCCGTTGTGGCCGCGGTGCTGCTCGATCGTGCGCGGCACTTCGTTCTCGCCGCGATCGATCGTGCGGCTGTAACTGCCCGGCGCGAGGTCGGGATTGTTCGCATTGCGCGTCATCTTGTACTCGCCGACCGTCGCACCGCTCATGCGCGGGCCGACGAGAATTCCCTGCGTGTCGGCGATGTGCGGAACGAACGTACCGGCGTCGTTGAAATAGCCGGCGTCGTATTCGACGATCTGCGGCAAGTCCTGGTCGAGCAGAATCTTGTTAATGTCGTCGAGATTGATCGTGCGCTGCAGCCCGTCCTGCGGCTTCTTGTAAGCGCCTAAATCGGATGCGTTCGTATTCGATAGCAACTGATTCACTTTCTTCTGGTTCACGTACAGCTTGGCGGCACGGCCGAAGTTCGTCGAGCGACCACGCTGGTTGAGCCGGATGGTCCGCAAGTCGGCGACGGGTGTAGCGGTGGCGACTGTGGACCATGCCGGCGAGGCCGTGAATGTCAGGATCGGGAACGTGTCGGTGTGCAGAATGCCTTGCTCGTTCGATACGGCGAACGTACCGGTGGCCATGAGCGTCCACACGATCGCTTCGATGCGGTCCAGTTCGCGAATTTGCAGATTCAATTCGGCCATCGCCACGAGATCGCTGATATCGATCGGGTCACCGAACGAGCCGAGCTTGCGGCGCCGCGTGAGTTCCGCCTCATCGATCACCTGAAACTCGCCGTAGTAGCCGGGCTGCATTTCGTAGCCCTTAGCCCCCACGCGAGAGACGCGATTCGGTTCGCCGTTCAGCCCGCGGACTTGCTGCAGCCCGAGAAAGTTGTCCATCTGCTCCCAGCGCACCTTGTCTTCGTCCTGGGTGACGACGGGGAACAGTTCGAGCCCGATCCGCCCCTCTTGCAGCCTCGGGAGATATTCCTGCTCGATGAGCGAAATATCCGCGCTGGTCGGGTAAATGAAAGCCTGTCCCATGACTGTTCCCCTCAGGATTCAGAACGTAAGCGTTAGACCAGCCGCCAGCGGTTAGCCAATTCGCATGATCGTTGTCGGGTCGGTGAGCGTGCCGGCGATTCCGGCAATGATGCGGCCACCGAAGTCGGTCACGCCAGCGGCGTCGAGGCCGATGAGATCCACGGTGCGGAACGTGCCGCACACGAACGCGGACGCCGCCAGCGGCCCGCCACCGATCAGTGTTGCGTTGAGCGATTGCACGGAGCCGTCAGCGTTGGTCACGACCGCTTCCTTGAGGATCGCACGGGCCACCTGCGAGCCGTCGGATAGCGCGTCGTTGTAATCCTTCCAGTAACCCTTGGCCGGCTTGCCGGGCGTGGTTTCAACCATCGTCAGCACGGGCGTTGTGCCGGTCAGATTGTTGATCACAGCCAACATCGGGGTATTGCGACCGGCGAGCGCGCCGACAAATGTGAACGTCACCGGAGTGCCTGGCCACGGACCGCCCGCACACGTGATATTGCCGACGCCGAGAATTGTCTCAAGTGCCGCTTGCACGACGGCCGCCGTCGCATTGAACGCGATATTGACCGTTTGCTGGCCGTTGATGATCAGGTTCACCGAACCGCCCGACGACGTGCCTGTCACGGTGCCCGTCTGCACTTCGTTGACCGCTGTGCCAGTGCCGGGAACGAGCCCGAGCACCTGGCCCATCGGGAACGTCACGCCGCCAGCGAGCACTACGGGGATGGTCCGCGCCTCGTCGGGATTCTGATACGGCTGGAGGCCACCGCCGGTGAACGTGTAGATATTGCCTTGCATTGCATATCCTCATTCGGGAACGATGAATCGATCTCACGCACTCCGGGCGGGCAAAGCCGCCTTGGCCGCTTTGGCGTCGTCGCGCAGAATCGTGCGGCCCACCGGCGTGGCTTGCAGCATGCGGCGGCGCAGGTCGGGGTCCATGCCGCCCGTGCCAGCGGCCGGCAGCTTCTCGCTGAAGTAGCGGGCGTGCTTCTTGCCGCCATTGCGAATGCGCTCTTTGCAAGCCTCAAACGCACTCATAGTTTTTTCGCCGAACGTGTAAGTAGCTGGCGAATTCGCAGCGTTCATCAACTCGTGATATTCGTTGGGCACCGTAGATTTCGGGTCGATATCTTTTGGGGCCAGAATCTGCGAGTCGCGCATTTCCTCACAGAACTTGTGAACTTCGCGAACTCGTTCGTCTCTAAGCCGGCGCTCAGTTTCCGCCGTCGCTTGGCGTTGCTTGACAGTAGCAGTCCGCACCTCTTGACGAAAAGCCGCCATGTCTTTCCGCAGTTCAGAGAATTGCAACTGCGTTATAGCCGGAGCAGCCGGCGCAACGGGTGCGACCGCCGCCGCTCCCGTCGGTTGTTCCGCACACGCTGTCCCGCCGTCTTTCTTCTTCATCGGATCACCCTCAGCGTTGGCGGTTTGCCCGCCGACTTTCTGTGTCCAGAGCGCGAGCAAATCCGCGTCGCTCATGCCTTGCAGTTGAGCGGGATCGACGCCGGCCGTCGTGAGTTCACTGATCATCTGGTCGGCGGTCGGCGTGTTGGCCATCGGAGCCGGAGCCGACGGATCGCCCGGAGGCGGTTCGCCGCCGCCTTGCGCTTCCTTCACTTCGTGCCCGACGATAATGCCGAGCACGACGTCATCTGTGATCGCGTCGATGTCTTCCTGCGACCAGCCGGCCGTGAGAAGAATCTGCGTCATTTGGTCGCGGTCCATGATGCCCTCACTAAAAACGCAACGTCGTTGCTTGCCGATGCGCATCACGCGCTGGCGACCGATAAACCGAATGCGTTTGCGTTCACTGAATTTTGAACCCGGCCGCCACTGCGGCTGCGGCAACTGAAGCAAGTGCTTGACCGCCGGCTGGTCAACGACGTCGATAGCCAGCAACGTGCAACCCGAGCCCGGGCAGCCGTGCGGCGGGTTGTCGTCGATGATGATCGATGGGTAGCGAAACACGCCGTAATTGATCGATTCAGCGAACCGCCGCGGCAGGTCCGACCACTTCGCATGAAGTAACCCGTCCGCCGCTTTCCAAACGCGCGTGACGCGCCCGACCGCGGGCACTGCGGCTTGATCGTGGAAGTTGCCGACGCCAAGCGGTACGCCGAGCAGCGGATTGTCACCGGCCGACAGTGCGTTGAAGTTGCGGATGATGTCGTCAATGTCGGCGTCACTGAAAGGCCGTTCGCCTTCGTGGTGTTGTCCAGGCCCGAACACGATGACGTCATTGAGATCGGCCACGCCTTCTTTTTTTAACCGCACGATCGCGTCGGCGGTGAGTAGCGGGTCAGGGGCGGGTGCGACGGCAGCGACCATAAAAGAAAAACACCCGCGCCACACAGAGGTAGCGCGGGTGCATCACGTCCCGCAGTTGGCTAACAAGCCTTGCAATTGGTGTTGAGGGTACTGAACAGGTGTGAACTTGTCAAGATGGGAAAGGAATTAGCGAACGACCGAGACTCGCCCGGACGCATCGACTTCACAGAGTTGGCCCGGTTCGATGTGTTCAGTCGCTTGCATCATAATTCCACCGCGAAGCGCTTGCAGATCATCAAGCACACTTGATTGTGAGCAGTCATGCCAGGCGGCGATGATGCCATTCACACCCCACTCGCGCAACTGCGCGGGCACCGCGTCGATAAGGGCGGCGCGGGTTGGGTAAACCTTGGCAGGCGATTCATCCTCGCGACTAACCAATGCAATCGCCCATTGATTGAGCGCAGTTTTTGAAACCCTAATAAAGCTATTGCCGATGACTTGCCGCACTGGCGGACCGTCGCGGCGCGGTATTGATTGCGTCCGCTGCATGTCGGTAAACTCGACGACCTCGATAGGCTGCTGCCGCAAAATATCTTGGCCATGCGCGAGCCAGTCGGCGGCGGTGCATTTAATCGACTGCACAAACCCACGCCGCGCAGTCCACTCATCAGCCCATTGCAAATCACTTTGAAACCAACGCCAAGCGTTAGCGCCCCACTTGCCCATGTCTACTGCTGGATCATTGTTGCCAGCGTAGAGAGCGCTCTCGCGAGCGCGAAGCCGCTCTCGCTTAGCCTTCGTCCCTTGAATCAACTGAACGAGACCACCATCGTTTGTGTCTGGAACTAACTCGGCATCGGCCCTCGCCAGCGCACATTGCACCCGGATAAACTCCGCGTACTGATCGGCCCCGTTCTCTTCCAGCAAGTCCGCCAACACCAGCCGGTGCGCGTCACTCTCCGGTTGCTCCAGGATCATACCCAGCAGCGTTTCCGCTCGCGTGCCAAAGTCACTCATGCCGTCACTGTACTCCGTTTCGGCGTCGGGTGCCACACGTTCCGCTCTCCGCACCGGCAGCGCAGCGACACGCGCTCCGTGACTGTCGCCGCGCCCACCAGAATGGAAGCGTGGCCGTGCGCAATGATAGCGAGAAATCCGCCGCACTTGCGGCAGAGAAAGGGATAGGTCGGCGGCGGATCGTCATGCGGCGGCAAAGCTGGCCCCCTTCGCTTCGAGGTCGCGCCATTCAAACTTGTCGATCATAATGAAGTCGCACCGGCAGTTCGCGATGTCGCCGATGTCCGTCCCGCGCACGACCGTAAACGGCACCGACGCCGGATAATAATTCCCGTTGCGTGCGGCGTGTTCGGGGCGGGACCGCGAGTCAACCACGGCGGAGTACCGCCACGCCGGGAAGTAATCCTGAACGTCAGGGTCGCTCCGCTCCTCGTCGGCGGCAGTCAAATAAGCATCGCGGCTATTCGTGCGAAAGACCATCTCGGCATACTGCGGATTCTTCACCGTCAGCCCGGCCGCGTCCATGATCGCGTCGATCTCAGCCGGCGCCGTCCCCACCCCCAACCCCGTCGCGATCCGCTGCTCGATCACACTTTGCACCTTGCCCAGCACGACGCCTTCGGTATCCACGGCCAGCGTGAACGCATGCCGCTGCATCCGTTCGCCCCAGCGCTGCGGGTCAACGCCGATGGTCGGCGTGAGCTTGCGGAAGTAATCGAGAGCGCGGGCCGGCTGCATCAGGGGTGGCGTGCCGGCTTCGTCGAACCGATAGCCGCGCCGCTCACTGAATTGCAGCTTGCCTTCCGCCGCACTGACCACTTTCTCGAAATGCTCCCGCACGCGCTGCCGGCCCAGCAGATCGCTCGTCGCATTCACCGCCGCGAACGTGTCGGCCACGTCGGCCAATTCGCCGGGATGAAACAACTCCGTTGCCCGCAGCGCGTTGTCCGGCCCTTGAAGGAGCAGCCGAGTCACCGCACTGCGAACGCTTTTCCCAGGCGGCGCGTTCCTTCCGTCTCCGCCTTGCCGAGCAGATCGACGGCGGCCGCGTGGGCCGTGGCTTTCGCAACTTGCTGGGTGAGCGGAGCGGGGCCTGGCGGCGGGTCGCCAAGCTGCTCGCCGTTCTCCGCGAACCCTTTCGGCGACGGGATGAGCGGCGCGACCGGCTGCGGAACGAGCGTGTCTTCCGGGTCGCGCGGCGACTCCAGCCCCGACCGCTTGTAAATCTGCTGGCGCGACAGCGGCAACCCTAGCCCCTGCGCGGTCGATGCGTTCAGCAGGAATTGCGCCACTTCCGATTCGCTGACGGCCCCGAGCACGGCTTGCGGCGGCGGCACGTCGGGAAAGTTGATGCGGACCAGATCGATGAGCGCCTTGGACAGCAGCGCGCCCATTTCGGCGGAGAGCGACCACTGGAATAGCTCCGTCGTGCCGCGCTGCTCGCGCGTCGAGCCGGCGACGGTCTTGTTGCTGCCTTCCATGATCGGCAAGTGCGAGGCCATGATCGCGATGGCCATCGACTTATCGCAGCGGTCGCAGAAATCGGCATAGTCGGCCGGCGTGCCGGCAGTCGCGCCAATCACCTCGATCAGCGTGCCGACCGGAACGCTGCACCACGTGTTCGCCTCGGCGTTGGTCAGTGCCAATTCGAGCGCCGCCCGCTGCGACGCCTCATCCGTGTACGTGCCCTTCAAGAACGGACTGCCCCACTTCTCCAAATGCAACCCGTACAGTTGCATCGCGACTCGCTTCGCCACAAAGCTGTCGTACGCCGAACGCAACGACGACAAGCCGAATGGATTCTGGAATAGCTTCAAGTGCGAGTAAACGACGAAATCGTCCGGGCTCCAGATCGTGTTCACCTTGAGCCGCGAACGGATGCCGATGAGATTGCGGAACTCATCGGTGATCGGATCGAGCTCGTGCGTGTCCTTATCCTTAAAGATTTTCCACGACCACTTGCCCGCGTACTTGCCGATTGCCACTTGCTCCCACACGGGTTCCGTGACGGACCAGCCGCGGCGCAGCCCGTTGAACGCGACGGCTCGGATGATCGCGAGCAGGCCGCCGTCCACTTGGCGGAACGCCCAGCGAATGAAGTCGCACGCCTCTTGCTCGCGCGGGGCCGTCTCGTCCTGCGGGATGATTTGGAGATCGAGCGCGGCCACCGCATCGACCAGCACGCGGAGCGGCGTCATCACCATCGGTTCGGCGAGCATTTCGTCATACGCTTTGCGCGCCACCGCATCGTTCTTCGTGAGGTCGATTTGCTTCGGGATTCGCAACCGGCCGCCGAGTACTTCGGCACGCACGCGCTCGACGACACGCTGAGCCCACGCCATGACGTTGCCTTGCGGCTGCGCGGGCTCTTCGGGGAAGCGTGGCGGCTGGACCTGGCCGACGACAGCCGTGCCGGCGGAGTCGAAACGGAATGAGGCGAATGTGTCGGTGGTCTGCATGTTCACACCTTCCTAAACGTCGCCTTCCGCCCGCCGAACGCCGCGCTCGGCAGAGTCTTGAACGACGGATGACCCGGCGGCGTCGTGCTGCCCGTGTGGATCTTCGCCGAGCCGAGCCGAATCTGATCGTCCAGCATGATCGCGAGATAACGCAGCGCGTCGGCTTGATGGTACATTTCCTTGTCGGCGATCTTCTCCGTCGGCTCGCCGCGCTCGTTCGTAACGCGACTGTAGCTGCCGAGCTGGTCAATGATCCGGTGGCAGGTATTGAACACGCGAAGCCGGCCCGTCTGCAGCAGCTTGTACACGCGGTTGATGCCGACTTCGACGTCGGCGACCGACGGTTCATTGATGAGCAACCCCGACGCGGAGAACTCGCTGCGCCACTGCCCTTCGCTCTTGCTCCCGCCCGCGCACATCGGCATGCCGGGTTCGTCCACGAGCAATGCTTCCGCGTGCTGCTTCGCTGTGCGACTGCCCGCGTGATACTCGCGGTAGAGGTATAGATTCTGGTTGCCGGGGTCGCGAGCGATGAACACGGCGGCCGTGTTGACGCCGCCGAAATCCAGCCCTAAGTACCGCTTCCAGTCGTAGGTCAAAGCGAACGGTTTGCACACGTGCAGCGCCGTGTCGAAGCAGTCGTAGATCATGCCGGCGGGCCGCTCGAACAGCCCACGAAACAGCATCCGGTATTTCCACGGCGGCAACTCGCGTTGTGCGCGTTCGTCCTCTTCCTTGGGGAAAATCGGGTTCATCGTGCTCGCGAAGTTCACGACGCGGTAGTCCGGCTCGCCCTGCTTCCAGCGGTCGTACACTTCGCTCTTGAGCCAGCCCATGTCGTAGGGCGTCGTGGTCAACAGACACCGCCCGCGATGAATCGCGAGCCGCCTTTGCACCGCTTCCCACGAACCGAACCGGAACCGCTTCTGGCCCGGCTCGTCGAGCCATGCCGCTTTTGCCGTCGCCGATTCGAGTGATTCGGGATCGTCGCCGTGCCCGAAAAACACGCGAGTCGCGCCGTCGTGGAATTCAAAGATGCGATCCGCCGCCTTGTAGCTGCCCAGCGCGAAGTGTGCCTCGAAGAACCGCAGGAACTCCGGCAACATCTTCTTTTGCATCAGCGGGTATGACGGCGACACAGCGAGGTAATCGCCCGGCCCGCAACGCAGAATCTCTTGATGCAACCAGAGCGGCCCGATAACCGTCTTGCCCGACTGAAAACCGGCGATAACCGCGACGAAACGCTCCGGCGCGTACAGCGCTTCGTGTTGCCCCGCGTGCAAATTGAAACGGATCTCGCCGCTCTCGGGCACGAGTTCATAGAAGTCGGCTGGACTAGCTGCCGCTGTGACCATTCAGAACGCCGTCCCCGTTGGATTCGTGGACAAGAAACCCGTCGTCGCCAATGGGCTGCGAGCCAGCCGGCGACACAATCCGCAAGATGTTGATTTGCACCGGCGCCGGCGGATTGCCTTTGGTCGCCGCAAACTCTGCCACGTTGATCCGGTCGGCGTCGATCAACAGCTTGGCCGCCGCGAGCTTGTCACGCTGCCGCTCAGGACCGTTGAGTATCTGTCTCGCCTTCTCAACAACCTCGCGGCGAATGGCTTCCGTGATCGGCCAACGCAAGTTAATCGCCCGTCGCGCAAGCTGCATTTCCGAACGGGTCATATTGGCCCCCCGGCCCCATTGCTTTTCTAGCTACTCTAACTGTTTAGTGTACGCCCGTCCAGACACATCATAACGACGCTGCCATTCGCTCGCAGCCGCGGTGAGCCACGGGCACCGCTTCGAGCAACTCGTCGAGCCCGTCGATTCGCAGTGTGCAGCCGGGAATCACGCCGTGCGAATGCACGCCTTTGCGCTCACGGACGAGCCAGCCTTTACGGCACAACGCCGCGATGTGCTGCTGGGCGGCACTCGGGTTGCCGTTGAATCCGAAGTGAAGGCTAATCTCACGCAAGCCGGGCTGGCGCCACCGCTCTTGCATGAACATGACGATGAACCGGAGCACGTCGGCCTGGCGTGCGGTGAGCGGTTGGCGCGTCACGAGAATAATCCCCCGGTGGCCACGGGCGTTGACACCGCTGCCTCGCGCCGCTTGCGTTTCCCTGTCGATCCCACTGTCGTTCGGCGTGGCTTGGCGCCGCCCCACGAATCGGCGATCGGTGGCGAAACGGCAACCTGAACGCCCACCGGGGCGACGGGCACCACCTCTCTCGCTTTGGGTGCATCAAACGCTCCGCCCCATACCACTGGATCGACTGGCGGCACGTCTCGCGGTGGCGGGTTCGTAACCTGTGGCAACCCGGGAACAGCCGCCGCAATCGCATCGCCGCCGTACGTGTCTTCCGCCCAGTGCCATAGATGCAAGAACGCGATGAACGCCTCTGGCGATCGCGTGAGCGCCGCTCGCGCCGCATCGTTCTCCAGTGCCGCACTCACTTTGCGATCGAACCACGCGCACACGGCCGGTGTGAATCGGTAGAACGGGAGCGGGGAGTCGCCGAAAAATAGGAACGATGGCGCCGTCTGGTCGCCGGTCGAATCTGGCGCCTGGTCGATCCATTTCACTTGCAACGTTGTTGTCACGTATGGCGTCATCGCAGCGTCACCCCCGCCCCATCCCGCACCCATCCTCGCACCTAAACCTTTGTCCACCTACCCACCCTAAAAAAGGCATTTATATACCTGACTCATCGCGCGATTGACCCTATAATTCCGGTATGAATCAGCCACAAAACCTCTTGGAAGCCGTCCGTTATCTGGGCAGACGGTTGACGTGGCGGGAACTGTGCGCTATCGACGGCGCAGGCTTTATGGGGCTGCGCTAAATGCGACTGATTGAATTGGAGCCGCGCTGGTT